AAGGTGGAAATATAGATGCTGGTCAGATATTGCTATTTGGAATTAATTAATATATAAGGAGAAAATTATGGCACATAAATTAGTAAATGGAGTTCAAGTAGAACTCACACCAGAAGAAATAGCTGCAAGAGCTGCTGAAGAAGCTGCTTGGAATGCAGGTGCATTTGATAGAGCTATGGCAAATTTAAGAAGTAAAAGAGATAGACTTCTTGCATCATGCGATTGGGTAATGATGAGTGATTCACCTATTGCAGATAAAACTGCATGGCAAACTTATAGACAATCTTTAAGAGATATAACAAGCGGTTTATCTACAGTAGATAATGTAAACAACGTTACCTGGCCCACTAAACCGTAAGGAGTAATTAGTGAGTGAAATAAAAGTAAATAAAATAAGTCCACGTTCAGGAACAGATGTCACTTTAGGCGATAGTGGTGATACGATTACTGTACCTTCAGGTGCAACACTGGATACCTCTAATTCAACGGTAACTTTACCAGATGGTTCAGTCTCAAATGCAAAATTAGCAGGTTCAATTACTAACGATAAATTAACAAATTCATCTATTACTATTAATGGATCTTCTGTATCTTTAGGAGGATCTACAACAATTGAAACAGGGACATCTTGGCAATCCGATATTAAAACTTCAGCTTTCACAGCAGTTGCTGGAGAAGGTTATTGGATCAATACCACTAGTGCTGCAGTAACAATGACACTTCCAGCATCCGCTTCAGTAGGTGATACAATAGAATTTTCAGATTATTTAAGAACATGGGGAACTAATGCAGTTACTCTAAATCTAAACAGTTTAAACTTTCAAGGAAACTCATCTCCTAACCCAGAATATAATACTGATGGTCAATCAGTTAGAATAGTTTATTCTGGTGCAACACAAGGTTGGATTCCAACTTCAGATGATGATGTAACTTTAGAAACTCCACAACCTATAGCAGATTTTTTAGTTATTGCTGGAGGTGCTGGAGGTATATCAACTTTTTTAGGTAGTGCATATGGAGGTGGTGGAGGAGGTGCTGGAGGATATAGAAATTCTTATGGTTCGGAAACTTCTGGTGGTAACTCATCATCTGAATCATCTATAACTTTAACAGTAGGTGCTACTTACACAATTACAGTTGGTGGAGGTGGTTCTGCATCTGGTGATGGAAATAGTCCAGCTGGCACAGGTACAGACAGTTCTATTATAGGAACTGGTGTAAGCATAACTTCATCAGGTGGAGCTGGTCAGCTTGGTTCAGGTGATAATTATAATGGTGGAAATGGAGGCTCTGGAGGTGGAGCTGGTGGTGCTAATGGAGATAATGCTAATAATGGAAGTGGAACAGCTAATCAGGGTTCTGATGGTGGAACTGCACAAGTATCTGCTGGAGGTGGTGGAGGTGGTGCTGGTGCTGTAGGTGGAAATGCTGCTTCAGATAACAATGCTGGTAATGGTGGTAATGGTTTATCCTCATCAATTACAGGTTCAGCTGTAACAAGAGGTGGTGGCGGAGGTGGAGGTGCAAATTCTCCAGGTTCTGGTGGTTCTGGTGGTGGAGGAAATGGAACAAATTCTGGCACTGCTGGTTCAGGTACTGCTAACACAGGAGGAGGTGCTGGTTCAACTGACGACACTTCACAAGGTGGTACTGGTGGCAGTGGTGTTGTAATTTTAAGATTACCAACTTCACTATATTCTGGTACAACAACAGGTTCTCCGACAGTTACTACTGATGGATCAGATACAATATTAACATTTAACGCAAGTGGGAGTTACACAGCATAATGGCACATTTTGCAAAACTAGGAACAGGAAATATAGTTGAAAGAGTTGAAGTAGTATCTAATGATATTGCAACAACTGAACAAGCTGGTGTAGATTTTTTAAATAATCTATATGGCACAAGAGATGTTTGGAAACAAACTTCTTATAATACTTATGGTGGAGTACATAATAATGATGGAACACCATTTAGAAAAAATTATGCTGGTATTGGTTTTAAATATGACCAAACAAGAGATGCTTTTATTCCACGAAAACCTTTTAACAGTTGGACACTAAACGAAACAACTTGTCTTTGGGAAGCACCAGTTGCTTATCCTACAGATGGTCAAAGATATACTTGGAATGAAACTAATCAAACATGGGATTTAGTATAATATGGCTAGTATAATTAAAGTAGATACAATTCAGGACCAAGACGGTAATAATATTATCAACGAAACTGCTAATACTGTTACTATTGGTAAATCTGGGGATACTGTACAAGTTGCTGCAGGTGCAGAATTTGTAGGTGGCGGTACTTCTTGGCAGTCAGCCAAAACTGGTAATTTTAATGCAGTAGCTGGAGAAGGTTATTTTGTAGATACAGATACAGTTGGTGCAGTTACTGCAACCTTACCAAGTTCTCCATCTCTTGGAGATGAAGTTACCTTTATTGATCAAAAATATAACTTTAATACTAACGCATTGACTGTTGGAAGAAACGGATCTAATATAGCTAACTCAGCTTCAGACCTAGTTGTGAATACACAAGGTGCTGGTTTTACATTAGTATACTCTGGTGATGCAACAGTTGGTTGGACTTATAAGGATAAATAATTATGGCAAATTACGAAGCAACTAAATACGATTTTGATGGAGCTAACCTTACAGGTATTGAAGGTATTCCAACAGCAACTATTGTGCCGTGGTCAGATTCATCTATACCATCAGGTTTCTTAGAATGTAATGGTGCTGCAGTTTCAAGATCAACATATGCAGATTTATTTGCAATCGTAGGTACAACTTACGGAGCAGGTGATGGTTCAACAACTTTTAACGTACCAGACTTACAAGATAACGTACCAGTTGGAAAATCTGGAACTAAAAACTTAGGTTCAACAGGTGGTGCTAACACGGTAACTCCAACTGGAAACGTTGGGGGTTCAACAGCGAATGCTACTTTATCAACAGCACAACTTGCATCACACTCACATACTATTAATAAAGGTGGATCATTAAATCCTAATGGAGGTAACGTGCATGGAGCAGATCAATTCTCAGCATCTTCAACATCATCTAATGCAGGTTCAGGTGGTGGACATTCTCATAATATGAGTGCAAACTTTACAGGAGATGCAGCTTCAGTTCTTCAACCATATTTAACAATAATTTATATAATTAAAACTTAGGAGTAAAAATGGCAACTAGTGGAAATTGGACAATAATATTTGAAGATAAAGCAATAATTAAAAATTATGCGGAAGGTGCTTCTGAAGGTGTTAGCTACAAAATTAATGATGATGCTTTTTGGAATGATTCTAAATTTTCAAATATTTGGGCAATTCAATATGGAACATCTGTTATTTCAGATGAAGTAGAATATAGAGACACTACTCCACATTCATCTTACGCAGATGCAAATTTAGGTGACTTTCAAAGTCAATTTATTGATAAATGGGACGCAGCTCACTTAGCACAATTACAAGCTGATTGGGATAATGATAATATTGATGGAGAAACTGAAGCTGAAAAAATTACTAGATTAGGTGCAAGACCTACTTCTTATTCTTCATAGTTTCAAGATATTCTAGTTTTTTATTCAGTTCAAAACTATTTTCTATTTGACTTATATTAAAAATTAAACTGTATCTATTTTTATCTCCTTGGTATGTATCAAAACCATGTAATATTTCTGGAGGAAATATATAATAATCACCTGGCTCTGGAGTTATTTTTAAATTTAATTCTGGTAAGTTTAAATCACAACCTTTTGTTAAATATAAAATACCATGATAACAGGGATGGTTATGATAATTTAAACTATCACCTGGTTTTATTTCATTGCCCCAAGCCTCTTTAATAGTATTTTTTTCTAAAAAATATTCAAAAATATGAGGATGAGTAATTTGATGTTTATTTATTAAAAAAGTTATGAAATTTACAAACTTAGGTTTATCTATAAAATAATCCCAATCTGTCATACCTCCTTTTACGTTGGTATAGTTTTTCATATCAAGATTTAAATTATTTTTTATACTTATTATAAAATTATGAATAACATCTGGATAAGGATAAATACCAAATATAATGTTTACAACTCTTTGATAACTTATGTTTAAACTATTCTTAGTTTCATTTAGTTTATTATTTTTATCTAAAAAACTAATCATCTTAACATCATCCAAGAAGTTAAAATATATTTTTCACCTGATAAGGGTGGATTACCTCTGTGAACATAAGGAAAACCTGCAGGCCATATAACTATTCTACCTTTCTTAGGTTTTACTCTTTGTGAAAAATTTAAAAATTCTGTTTCGCCTCCTTCTTCAACATCATTTAAATAAATAGAAAAAACAAAAGCACGGGCTTCATTATAAAAACCTTTACCGTGCTCAATATGCCAAATATGATAACCTTCTGTAGGTAAGGTTTTTTGAATTTTTAAATCTGTATATTGAAAATCAACACGGTAAGCCGAATCAGCTCCCGTGTTTTTTAAGTAATGAAGCCAGGCTAAATCAAAATTTATTATCATAGTTTTTAATGTTTCCCACCAAACATGAATATTTTTATCCACTGCAAAAAAATGTTTATCCTGTTTTTCTAAAACAGGTGAGTTTTCAAAACTTATTCTATTAAATGTTTTTTTAAGTTTATTTTGATCTTCATACAATTTGATAGCCTTATTACATTCTTCCTTTGTAATGTAGTTATCATAAACTCCAATAAAATTAGTTATATTAACTGTTTTTTCTTTTGGATTACTTTTTTTCATGTTATTTAAATACTACAAGATACTTAATTTTAAAAGATAAGTATATTAGACAACAAACCATTGCTGAATGTTTAGAATATTTTAAGACACTCAACAAGT